CTGTACCGGTCAGGGCCCCGATCCCATCCAGAGCACCCGCGGGGGTAAACGTGAGCGCAGTCGCACCGGCCAGATCACCGGTGCCCGCCATGGCGCCTGCGGGAGTGAATGTAATCGCAGCTGCGCCGGCCAGATCGCCGGTGCCCGCCATGGCGCCTGCGGGGGTGAATGTAACCGCAGCCGCACCGGCCAGATCACCGGTGCCCGCCATGGCACCTGCGGGAGTGAATGTAATCGCAGCCGCACCGGCCAGATCACCGATGCCGATCATCACGCCGGTTACATTAAATACGAAAGAGACACTACCAGAGATAGAGCTTGAGGGGGCAGCCGATTCAGGGGCGCGTATGGCACCGCGGAACCGCCGGTACATCAGCGTTGTCGGACGGCGTGCGCCTTCGCTGACACCGATCCCATCCAGAACACCGGCTGGGGTAAACGTGAGCGCAGTCGCACCGGCCAGATCACCGGTGCCCGCCATGGCACCGGCTGGGGTAAACGTGAGCGCAGTCGCACCGGCCAGATCGCCGGTGCCCGCCATGGCACCGGCGAGGGTGAAACTCCACGTTGCTGTACCGGTCAGGGCCCCGATCCCATCCAGAGCACCCGCGGGGGTAAACGTGAGCGCAGTCGCACCGGCCAGATCACCGGTGCCCGCCATGGCGCCTGCGGGAGTGAATGTAATCGCAGCTGCGCCAGCGAGTGCTCCGTTGCCGGTAAGTGCACCCGCGGGGGTAAACGTGAGCGCAGCTGCGCCAGCGAGTGCTCCGTTGCCGGTAAGTGCACCCGCGGGGGTAAACGTGAGCGCAGCTGCGCCAGCGAGTGCTCCGTTGCCGGTAAGTGCACCCGCGGGGGTAAACGTGAGCGCAGTCGCACCGGCCAATCCGGACGACGACGACGATGGTTTTATCGGCTGATAAAACCAAGACATGCTAGGTCAACTGTCTAATCGACCACTCGATACTTCTATCAGTCCCCGTAACTTTCACGATGGTCATATCCCAACCGTGCAGCAAGATGAGTGTCGGACTGACGAATGGACCAGCTTGTGCGCCGGTCAGTAGCGCATCGTAAATGGTTCTCTGCGTACCGCCTGACCTGACCTTTTCGTAGATGCGAATACGAAACTGGTCGGTGCTCGCCATCGCAGCAACCTCAACCCACAACTGGAACACGCCATCCGTGGTGTCCACGTCGGGACCAGCGGTGTCGGTGGTCATCGACCATTCAGTGGTGGAGACCGTCTCGATGCCATTGAAGAGTTCTGCGATTGCCATAACCTAGCCCCCGAGACAATAGGCCATCATGGTGAAACCCGTATCCGGTACGTTACTGCACTGCGAACGGCCCCAGATGGTCGCGCCGCCCACCACGTTACCGCCAAGCGGCCACTGATCGGGCAGGGCTACCGCCTCTACGTTGGAGTTGGTGTAGAGCATGGCATCATCGACCAGCAGCAGTTCGCCACCCGCAGCGCCCGCCGACAGATCATTGAAGTATGCAAAATTCCCGGAGATGAGTCCGTTGTGCATACTGGCGCCGACCTGATGCCACCAGGTATTACGCACCGTAGTACCAAGCGAGGTCCACGAACCTTCCGAAGCCTGGCCCGCCGTGACCGCTGTTCCTTCGCTGGTCGCCGTAACGGCCCCGAGCGATTCGACGAACGAACCGACTTTGACTGCCTCTGGATTTTTTGGCTTGCAGAACAGCTTGACGTAGCAGCGCATCGTGCCGACCGTGGCGTTATTGACCGAAGCCGCCGCCGCCAGACTGGTACCGGACTTGATGAACAGCGGGAACCGGTAACGATAGCCGATGGCACCCTCGCGCCCCGCCATACCAATGCACGCTTGCCCGCACAACAGGTTAGCGATCAGCACCGTGTAAGAAGTACCACCCGCAGGATCGTAGCCGATGTCGAGGATGGCACCGCGAGCAACAGCACTCACGAAATTGCTGTGGATCGTAACCTCGACGAAGTACACATCGTCGGTCAGCGAAGCGCCAGAGATCAGCTGAACGTAACTGCCCTTAGTGTTGTTTCCGGGGACTACGGACACCCCATAGGTAGAAACGGGACGTGCGGCAGCAGGTCCGTGCAGGATCTTCTGAAAGCCGGGGCTGTATGGTACGAACAACATCAATATGCCTTTATGAACATCTAGGTTAGAACGGACCCCGGACCATCGGTTGCCCGGCGAAGTGAGAGAGATGCGCACCTATGCCACCGCTACTCGCGCCCTGCAACGAATCCGCGAGCATTCCGCTAGACTCGATAGGGCCGCCGGTAGAGATAGACCACGTTATAGTCGCGGTGGCAGCGCCGGGGACTGTTGCGCAAGATGCGATCTCATACCCGCCCCCAACAGGTCCGGTATCGGCTCGTTCCGTGCCTGCGGTGTTGGAAATGCCTGTGATATTCTGATTGCTTACGGCGAGAATCCCTGCTGTAACAACATCGTCGGCGTTGCTAGCCACGTCTATTGATGGTGTATCGCTGGTCCCGTCGTCTTCTACTGTCTGCGAGCCGTTGCGATACGGGTTGGTCTGATCGACGTCGGCGTGTACCAAAGCCAGTATCGTCCGGTCGTCAATGTTGACGCCCCACGTTGCAACAATATCCCCGGTTGCACCACTCGGAAAATCGGCTTCCTTGATGAAGTACTTGACGTGATACCAGAACGAGCCAAGCGCCTGCGCCGTGCCCCGCTTGGTCATTGCCTGACCGCCCCACGTCACTCCGGTAGGTTCGTCTGGACTGCTGTCTCCAGTCCCGACCCAAACCTCAAGAAAGCGGTTACTACCGGCAGCAGCGGCGAAACCGGAGAGCGTCAACGTATCGCTGACAGTACCGCTCGACGTTTGACCGGCAGCGTTAAAAACCGCGGCCATGTTAGTTCAGCGCTTCGATGCTAAACGTATGAAGCTGAACGCTGCCGGTCGCTACTGTCTGCGTGAAGAACAATTCCATCTGCTGCGACACGATCGAGCTGAAGCCCGCGCCAACTGCAGGGGCGGTGTTGTAAGGGAGAAGGATGACCCCAGAGCCGCCGACCGATGGCAAGGGTGAACCGACCACCGCCTCCGACATGAACAAGCATTGCCCGGGGAACAATGCCGCGGTCGTACCGTCGCCGGCCGCTTGGCAGTACAGCTCAACCTGTAGCCGCCACGCCACGTTGGTCTTGTCGACCACGTTCAACGGGATCGCCAGCGAATCGAACACGACGATCGAGCCCGTCGCCAGTTGTAGGTCGAAACGCGCCGTGCCTGGGGTTGTGATTACGCACGAGATGCGCCCGGCCGCGCGTACCATGATTCGCTTGTGGACCTCGAAGAAGTTCGCCGGAAACGTGTACTTGGCCCGGGTGGCGCTCGCGCCTTGCATCAGCGACGCACGAGCAGCGGCTGTGAGTGCCGTACCATCGCCGCGATGGGCCATCAGTGTTTCATGCCATGTGTTCAAGCTCACGGTAGTGCGCTCCTGTGATTCACAAACGTCGACCAGTGGGCCGCTTCGCCGGCGGCAACCTTCGCCTCTTTGCCACGTACGCGTAGCCATTGCGCGAACGCGCGCGCGGAGTCGTACGGCATTTCAATGGTGGTGCCTTTGATCGTGATCGTCACGATCTGCCCACGTAGTCCGACCTGGATGTCGTGCCGCTTCAGGCGGTCCGGCAGCTTCGAGGCGAAACGCACCCGGCGGCGAGTGCGGGGATCCGCGTCCGAGAGCACCCCGACGGCGTAGACCCCGCGCTCGCGGTTACCAGCGCCCAATTTCCCCATCCGGGCGTTCAGACGAACGGCCGCGGACAGGTCGAGGGCTGCGTCGAACTCGAGCGCAAAGGGAAAGCCGGCGATCCCTATGATCACCAGCTCGCCTTCTGGGGCGACTGAGACGTGCTGCTTCTGGAGCACGTTTCAGTCCACCGTTACGTCAAGCGCACCTGCAGCAAACTGCGGAGTGATACCGGAGCTGACCACCAACGATGCGGCCCCGTTCATGTCGCGGCTGCCGGCACCCGAGGTGGCCGAACCGAGACCGAAGTGGGTGATGGTCGACCCCGTCGCACCGCAGAGCGGGAACGTAATCGCTGCATCGTTGTCGCCAACACCGGAGGCGACCGTCCAGCCCGCAAGTGAGCGGGCCACGGCAACGCGGGCGTAGTTGGTGTACGCCGATTCGTTCGTGGTCTGGTCACCGGTCTCGCCGGGATCCGCCGTGTGCAGTGATATGAAAAGCGAACCCGCCGTTACGGACCCGCGAAGGCCGCCGGCGTCGCCAATGTTGGCGGCGTCGACGTTCGTCAGGTACAACGAAAGGACCTTGTCTTCAAAGGCATTGGTAGCAGACATTTCAATAACCCCCCTTTAGCCCTACGAGATGTCTTCCTCGAGGCCGTCTACGGTGAAAGAGATATTACCATTCAAGCTGCGGACCCGCACTACATCTGTCTCACCAACCTCAATTGGCGCGGATGTCAGGGAGTCGTTGGCGTCAAGCACAAAATTGTAGGCGATATAGTGCTCATTGGCGATCGCCGCCCCCAGGGGGGACACCGCCACCCGGAAGGTCTCCGGCCCGCCCCGGCTGGTCACGACCACGCGGATCGCGGCTCGGCGGCCGGCGGGCACAGTGTAGGCGTCCGCCAGGACAGCCGCCGCGGGGGAGGCCTGACCAAGAACGCCATACTTGTCCGCGGCCATGTTCAGGTCCCCCGCAGGTGGATCAGGGCCCGCAACCGCCTGAACGCGCGGTCAGCGGTGGCCACGATGCTCGTGGCCGTGTTCGTTGGGTTGCCCTCAGTGTCGGCCAGGCCCAGGGTCTGTAGCTCCTCCAGGCGGACGAACGAGTCCCCCTTCTTGCCGCGCTGGCGCTGGCTGATCTCGAGGGCTTCCTTGACGGTGCGCGAAAACTCCCGCTGAACCCTTGGTTCGAGGGTGGGGGTCGGCAGGCCAACACGCGGAACCCTCGCCATCACACCACCTCGTTGTCGAAGTCGAACGCCACCGCGCCGGTCGGCAGGTCGGCGAACGGCCCAGTGAAGTTAGCAGTGTAGCGCAGTGTGGTCTGGCGGAAGTTTGACCCCGAGTGGAGAATGCAGGCGCGCCAGGCCCCGTGCCGGCGACGCAGGTCGGTTGGCATCGTCCAGGTCTTCCATACCGTGCCGTTTACGGTGATCGTGATCTCGAAGTCCACGAAGTTCAGGAGCACCCCGATCACGTCGAGGTTGTTCCACGCGGCTGGCGCGGTATCGACGGTTGTACCGTTGCGAGCGGTCCCCACGGCCTGGCCATACCAGTGCAAGTCCAGAGCGACGTCCGTGAGGGACCCGGCGCGCGCTTCAACGGTAAACCCTACGCACGAGACGCCGATGCCGAAGTTGCCGTTCGATGCCCCCGCGTCTATCGTAACCTCGAAGTAGAGCTTGTCTCCGTGCCACGAGCCCACACAGTGGTCGGAATAGATGAAGTGCCACGTGTCGGTGCCAGTGGCGTACTGCGCCATCGTGCCGTTCGGGAACGACAGCGTCAGGAAGTCCGGATCCATCGCGTTCTGGAACATGAGGTTGGAGCTACCCAGCCTGCACGGCGGGCGCGGGCCGGTCTTCCCGCGGACAGTCATCCAGCTGTACCCGGTGCGATTCGCCGTTTCGTCGGTCTGGTAAGGTCCGAGCAAGGGGTACTCTGAATAGGAGTCCCAGTAATTGACGTTGTTCCGCCGGGCGTACCCCAGCGCCGCGTGGTCCCCAGCGCCGGTTTCCATCTTCACGATGCCGATCGCGGCCGGGCGGATAAACCGAGTCACACTACCAAGCGCGCCGGTGAAATTGCCGTCCTGGACATTCTGCTGCGTACACGTAGAAATCCGGAATCGGTGGGTGCCGGACTCCGTCGCCGTGTATCTCAGGACGCTGAGGTCTGCGAAGTCCGCATTGAGGCTCATGTGCTTACCACGAGCCATGTCATCGACGGTGAGGACACCACCTAGAGCATTCATGACCGTACTGGCGTTGTTCGAGCCGACCGCGTGAATGACAGTCGAGGGGTCCTCTACCGACAGCCAGTACGAGCCACTATTATTGCCGGTGACATTAGAGTCGACCCACATCCAGACGTTGAAGAAATAGGTTTCTCCGTCTACAAGCGTCACGTCCTTGTAGATCGCGTGCGGCCCGACGCTTGAATCCACTTCGGTGTAGGTTGCGTCGATAGTATTGTTGGCATCCAGGGCGAGGGACATGTTCTGCAAAGTCCACTCAGCGTTAACCTCGCCAGCGCCGCCAAGGTTGACGTACGGGGTGGCCGGAAGATTCTGCATCACGCTCGCGATGCCGCGGACCTGGTCGTCATACTGCTCATCGGCGTACAACACACGCGATCCGTCGACAGCTGGGAGCGTGAAGTCGTTCGTGGCCCCCGTGGCTCTGTCGGTCCAGACAAGAATCGCGTCGGTGTCCGAAAACAGCGGCAGAGCCCATGGATGCCAGACGCAGCGGTCACCCTCCTCTCCGCCGTCGCCGCCAACGTCGAGGGAAGAAGACTGGTTGCCCACGTACTGCGTGCCGAGGACGAAGTCCGCGCCTGCAGGAATGTTGCGTACGATGAAGGTCAGGTAATTGAATGACAACGCACCGGAGGGCTGTTCAACCTTAAAGGCGGTGTGCCCGGATGCCCAGCGGCGAGCGTAGACATACACGTTATTGGCATCGTTAGTGGACCCAGAACCGTCATGAAGAAAGATCCAGTCGCCGCCTTCCGGATTATTGCCGAGCCCCACGTTCGTGTAGCTCGGATTCCCGCTGGTGAATTGTGTGAAGACGACGAACTGGATGTCGCCTTCCTGGAAGCAGCTCGGAGTCGGGATGGTAGTCGTGTCAAGGATCGTATCGAGCAAGACGTTGCCCTTCAGCGAACACACCACCTCGAGCGGTATGACACCGCCCCCCATGAAGACCGGCGTAAGCCACATGGTTAGGCAACCACGAAGCCGGAGACTCCCACAACAAGCCAAACCGCTGTGGCATCAACCCAGCGAATCGAATAATGTGTGTGGGCGTTGACCGCCAGGTCTATATCCTCATTCGCAACTCTTACGTTGGCCCCCGTGAATGAGAACGTGCGCCCGCCAGTAGCATCTTGCTGCACAACCAATGAAAGTACCTGGCCATCGATGCCGTTGGCCAGAAAGGACATCGTCCTGTTTCCCTCGAGCTTGAAGTAGAACGTGTTTGAGTCAGTGGAATCGAGGCTGACCGCTGATCCGATAACGTCGGGGGTAAGGTCGTATTCCGCGGTGCTTTTACCCTTCGTGTGGACCTCCAGCGCGTCGATGTAGCTGATGTTGCTCGGCAGCGTGCCACTACCAGGGGAGGCCAACACCTGACCGTCAGCCTGCACCTCCAGGAATTTCCCGACGTCGGCACCGGTGAAGCGCTTCTGAACGAACTTCTCCATGCTGCCTTTGGTCAGGCGACACTGCACTACCGTCGAGGCAGTGAGATGCTGGAGGGCAGTCGTGCCCTCTTGCGCTCGATCCACTGCGAGGATGTCTCCGGTGCGGTTTGTGCAGTAGCAGACCTCGAACGCGCCACTGCCCGGGTTCTGGAGCGTGAGAGCGAAGTACTGTGTGGCGGTCGGCGAAGGCCAGGACGCACCCTGGCCCGCTGAGAGCACGATTGATGTGTCAACGACCTCAACAGTGCCACTTAGCGTCGCACTCTTGTTGTTGACGAACAGCTGGACGTCAGTAGTGTCGACCACTGGTTACACCCGCTGGATGAAGAACAACGCCCGGTACGGCGGCAGGGTTGCCACTGAATGGGTGTGGTCCGGCACCGCGTCAGCCACATGCGTGTGAGTGCTACCCGAGCCTGCCGCAGAGGTAAGGCCGATCGTTGCCGCAGCAGCCACCGTGCCACGGAGAATGTACTGCGTGTCGCCGCCGGGGCCGCCATTGGTGCTGCGGTATGCGCGGTTGGAGGCACTCAGGTCCTGGTTCCCACCTCCGGAGTATTCCAGGTCGGTAGCGATGAAGTGGGTGTGGCTCGGCAGCTGCGCCTCTGTCAGAACCGTACCCTGGATAGTCGGGGTATGCGTGCCCCCGGGGCCAGAGGTAGTTGACGCCAGGCCGCCGCTCGCGCCCACTGCGTAGGTGCTGCCCGCGCCGATCACGAACATGTCGCGCAGGTCCAGCGTGCCGTTGGTGCCGTCGCAGATCTGGAATCCCGCGGGAATATTCCCGATCAGGCCGTTGAACATCAGCACAGTGCCAACCGGGAAGGCGATCGCGTTCAGCGCTGACTGCGTCAGGTTGGCCACCGTGTAGATCATTGAGCCGCCGATCGTGGGCGGAGCGCCAGCAGCCGGGACTACCAGCTGGTTTGTCGTGTTGCCGGTCTCGCCACGCATCGGGACGCCGACGAGTTCGCCGGCGTTGATACGCGCGCCGGTAATCTGGCCGCCGCCGGTGCCGACGAGTTCGCCGGTGAAGGTGTCGCCGGACTTCTGCAGGTATTCGTTCAGGGCCGCCGCAGTGGGCCGACTCTCCACACGGGAGCCGGAGGCGAAGGCTATGGCGATCGTGCCCTCCTGGGCGCGGACGATCGTGAGTACGTCACCAGACCGGGCAGTCAGGTGGACGATCTCATAGTTCCCCAGGGTGTCCTCGAGGGTGACCTTCGCATACAGCGGAGCGCCCACCGTGGGGAACAGTGCGCCTTCGCCGGCCCCCACCGTGATGCTGGTGTCGGTATTCGTGATGCCCGCAGCCAGCTGGGCAGAGGCGTTGTTTGCGAAGCGAATGTTGCCCATGGTCAGAACTCCACGACGCGTAGCTCGATTTCATCCTCGAGCACTTGGTTGTCACTGGTTGGAGTCAGGAATCGGATCCGGTACGTGTTGTCCGACAGCCCACCGGAGAAGAACGCCACCAGCTGGTCGCCGTCAGGGGCGATCGCGACGTTCGTTACCACCGCGGGCGGTACAGTGACCGGCGTGACTGAGATGGTCGGGGCGGAGATCGTCTCGCCGTCGGCAAGGTGCGGCCGGTAGTCAACGCGGTAGCGCTTGACCTCGGAAGGCTGCTGTTCGAAGCGACCGATGACGCGCTCTGCATTTACAAGCATGACGACACCTTTGCGACGTTGCTCTCCGCCGGAATGCACACGCGGGGGTTAATGCTGGGAAAGCCCACAATGAGCAACGGTGCGAAAGCCTCACCGAGCCCCATCGAGTCCATGACCAGCTCCGCCTCACCACCAAGCCCGTCCAGCTCTAGTTGGTTGAGCATCACGGAGTTCAGCTCGCCGAACATAGCAGTGACCGTTAGCACGTTCATGCGCGGTAGAACCCCCCTTGGGCAGCATTGTACGACACGGCATAGTTGAAACCGAGGCCGACGAACGGCAGTGCCGGCCCGTCGTTCGAGTACGCCAGGAGGCGTGCAGTCGCGTCGACACCGGTGTGGAGGAACAGGACGATCCCCGCGACAGGGTTCTCGTTGCGGTACAGCAGGAATTCCGGGGTCAAGCCAGCGGCGTAGCCCGAGGTTGCCGTCTTGCCGGTGAGGCTCCCTGAGCGGATCAGGATATGGGCCGGATCGATGACAGACAGGAACTCATCGACGTCCTGATTTGGGACATAGCCGCTCGTCACGAATGCCATGCGGATGTCCGAGGTGAGCCAATTGAAGGCGGCCGTGAGGAGCTTCTCCCGGTGCTTGCCGTAGATGAAACTGCTCATGCGAAGGACGGGAACCGCCACCCCTTGTCGGCCATCAGGTGACCCTGATCCGAGAGGGCGCGGAACTCCAAATAGCGGCGACGGAAGGATCTGGCGAGCATGAGCGACATGTCGGGGTTCGACCAGGGCTTGTTCATCATCCCGTACAGGCGCGAGAGCGCCCCCTCGAGGATCGCCTCGAAGTGGTGGGACGCTGCGACGTTCGGCAAGCGCGTGGCGTCAGGGGCGGGCGTCAACGATGCGTCGACCCACAGTACCTGCCCGAGAGATTCATCCGGCTCCGGCCACAGGCGCAGGACCGAGGGGTCCGCCGCCTGGAAGTGGGTCGGGTAGTCGACCATTCCGTCGGTCGGACGGATGGTCAGCTTCTTCAGATCCTGGCGGCCGCGTACCGGGTCTTCGATCCACGCGTTGTGGACGTGCACCACGTTCGAGTACGCGTCCACCGGGTTGAGCCAGATCAGGTCGTTGTTGGCCGTAACCGCATACGGACCGAATTGCTCGCGCCAGCCGCGCGACTGGTAGTAGAACTCGCGGATCGCTGCCCGCAGCTCACAGGTGATGATTGAGAGCGTAGCCCCAGCGAGCCGTGCTTGCAGCGGACTCAACCACAAACTGAGTGTCTCGCCGCAGTTCGCGGTCGTGATACCGGCGTTGTCGCAGTAAATCGTTGCCACGGTTTATCCCCCCAGCATGCTCTGCCGGAACCCGCCCAGCAGCGTCATGGCTCGATTATCGATGGCGAACTCATCATCGCCAAGCTGCAGTTTGCCGACGGCGTAGAACACCAATGCCATGAAGAAGATCTCGTCTAGGGGGAATGGGGTCGCGGGGACCTGCGCCAAGTCAGCCTCCACGTAGGAAGGCAAGGCGACGCCACCGTCATCGGTGCAGCAGCCGAGGTACGCGTCGGGCCGCAGGCGCTTGAGCTCGCGGAACCCCGAGTTGATCGACTCGAGGACGTCTGTGTTGGTGTAGCGATACGGGCCTCCCGCACGGCGGTCCTTGAGCATGAGGCGGACTTCATCCACCAGGTTGTCCAGTGTCTTCGCCACGAGGCACCTCCGAAAGAAGAAAGGGGGTCACCCATTTCTGAGTGACCCCCTCTGTTGGGCCAGTCCCCTAGAGGGGGCTGTTATCAGCCCTTCGCGACCACGCTGGTCGACAGGCAGGTGCCATCGATGACACCGAGCCCGTAGACCTGCAGACCGCGCAGGAGGGTGCCGAAGGTCGACTCGGACCGGAGCGTCTCCACCTTGGTCATCTGCGACGCGAAGGTGAGGCCGTTCTTGTGACCCGCGTAGACCGCGAACTCGCCAGCGGCCAGGCCGCCCGCGACGCCCGCCGGCAGGAGGTTCGACACGTAGATCGTGAAGCGATCCACCATGCCGAGACGCCCGTTGCGGAGCATCGAGGTGCCGTCACCCGAGATCGACGCATCGCGGAGCTCAGACCGCTTGATGGCGGCTGCGTACCACGACGGGACGATGACGAAGCGGCCATTCTCCGGGATGTTCTGCTCATCCAGCACCTGGCCGAGGTCGACGAGGTGGTTGATGACAGACCGGTCGTTGGCGTTGGTCGAGCCGTCGCCCGTGCCGGCCGCTACCGGGGCCACGAACGCCGGGGCGGTCGTGATTCCGAGGCGGAGGTCGGCGCTGATGCGGCCAGCCGTCTGGCCCTTGTTCGCGGCAACCGTGCCGCCGTTGATCAGCGTGAAGGCCAGACCGTCGGTGTCGACGGCGATCTTCATCTGCTCCGACGCATCGTCAGCCCACAGGCTGAGGTGCTCGACGTCGGACTGCACTTCCATGACATCGTCCAGGACGGTGTTGAAGTACTTGCCCTTGTCGATCAGCAGGTCGACCACTGCCGAGGACGGACGCGTGACCACGAGGGCCTGCGTCGCCTGGTAGTTGGCGATGCTGATGGTCGGACGGGTGCGGATCTTGACCTGGTCGCCCTGGTTCCGGATCTCGCCTTCGTAGTCCGTGTTCGAGATCGCGGCCAGTACGGTCGCGTCGTAGAACTTCTCGATGAACTTCGCCGCCCAGAGGGTCGGGATGAAAACGCCACTGTATGCGGGAGAGGCTGCTGACCCGCTATACGGTGTGCCAATTGGATATGCCATGACTCTGTACTCCGATGGTGATCATGATGGTTTACCGAACACGCCCTTCGGCGGCCGCCCTCACGATTTCCTTCTCGATCCGAATGCGATCTTCACCGGAAATCTTTTTGCGGCTCACCTGCGTATAGAAGTCAGCAATCTCTTGCTGCGACCACACGCGGTCGTTACCACCAGGAGCACCGGCCGGCGACCCGCCACGCGGGGTGCCTGGAGCAGCCAGTGTTCCGATGTCTACGGCGGGCTGCCGTGCTGTCGGAGTTGACTGCCGAGCCGAGTCTTCCTGAAAGGCCCTGAAGAATCCTACGACGCGGGCAGCGTCGTTGATCTCGAAGGCCTGTTGCAGAAGCTCTCGCTTCGTCCTGCCAGAGAATACATCAACATCTCCCAGCCATGCAAGGAATGGCTGACTGGAGTTGGTCTCCCTCCAGCCCGAGGCATCCTCATCCAGAGCGGTATACACCGCCTGGCGGGCGCGTTCGGCCTCGGCCTTCTTGTTCAATTCAGCTGATCCGGCCGCGTCTTTCAGCTGCTTCTGCAGCGGGCCAAGCCTTGCGTCAATGACTTCCTGCGCGCGGCGCGCAACCACGTCGAAGAACTCCGGACCGTACTCCTCCTGCTCCTGCTTCGAGAACGAGGAGGGCCTCGGCAGGGAGCCGGGCGCGGGGCGATCAGCCGGCGCGGGGCGATCGGCCAACTGGGCAAGGAGTGTCTCGATCCGGCGGTTCTCGTCCTTGAGCGCTGCGTTTTCGGCGCGCAGGTCGGGGACCTCCTTGTCGTACTTGCCCTTCAGGACGTCGTACATCTGCTTGTACTTGTCCGGGGCGGGCGCGGCGGGCGGCGGCTCCGCGGGCGCGGCGGGCGCGGCGGCGGCCGGCGGCGGGTCGTTCGGTTTCGTCTTCAGGGAGTCCAACAGGGCATTCGCCTCGGCAACTTGCCTCTGGACGGCGCGCGGCGCGGCTTTGGAGGTAGTGCGTTCGACAGAGGGTGTGCTCACGGTGTTGCTCCGGGTGGCTTGATTGTTTCTTCGATCAGTTCGTGCAGGCACCGCGCGTAGGCGCGGCGATCAGGAAGATCTTTGGGGGCACAGTAGCGGATATCTTCCTCCGCTTTGACCAACGCAGTGCGTAGTTTATCCACATAAAAGCGGAATTCGGGGCTGCCGTTAAGGGCAGCCACCCGATTTCGGTCGGCCGTTGTGCGAAAGAGGCCCTTGATCATCGGTCGTAGAGCGACCCGCGGGGCAGCATGGGCCCCTGTGTGTCTTCACGACCGGGGACGTAGACGCCGTCGAACTTCCGCATGGTGGGAACACCACCCGGGAGCTGGACCGTCTCGCCGAACACGATCGTCTGCTCGCTGATCGACTTGCCCGGGGCCATCGGCCGACTGCAGAGCTTGCCGGACTTCTTCACTTCTTCGTCCCGCCCTGGCTCGAGAACGCCTTCTGAGACGCCGTCGGACCACGGAAGTTGCTACCCGAGGCGGTCTTCGTGACCTTCGAAGCCATCGGCTTTCCGGCCGATATCTTCCCCATCGGGGCGCGACCCTTGTCGCAGTTGTAAGAGCTCAACATGTCGTTACCTCACGCGATGTTCTGGCGTTTCGAAACTGTGTTGACGGAGGGGACGGCCTGCAGCCTTGGGGCATTAGCGTCCGACACTGCTGGCGTCGGTGTCGCCGTACCCGCTGGATTGAAACCAGCCCCCCCACCACCACTCTGCTGATTTTGCTCGTGCGGCTCGGGAATGTCCAGATCGATGCCGATGTTGTCGGCAACCTGCTGGAGGACCGAGGCCCGCAGCGGCCCAACGATCGGCGCGTCAATCTCGTTGGCCGTGAGCTGCAGGAACTCGAGCTGGCGAACCCGGTCCTGCTCCTGCTTCACGACGTTGCGCACGCCGTTGACTTTGATCGATTCGTCGCCGCGGAGCATGCCTGTCTCGTCGGTGAGCATCACCATGTCGTAGAGCGACTGCAACAGCGGGGAAAACACGTCGTCATCGATATTTTCCGCCACGTTCTGCAGCGCCTTGTTGGCGTTGCTCATCAGCATCGCCAGACCGGAAGCCGTGCGGCCCGCGCCGCCGACTGCCTGGTCGCCCGTCATGTAGCGCGGGATCGCGCTCACTTCGTCGGCGATGGTGTTGAACTGGCCGTAGACGCCGAGCAGCTCGCTGGCGTTGGAATCCGGCTGGAAGAAGCCCACGGGCGCGACGCCTGACGGGTTCGACGGGTCAGTCGTGTACTTCCAGCGCTTCCACGGGTACAGCTGGTCGTCCTGGTTCGGGTTGACCAAGTCCTCGTTGATATAGACCTGTGGCCCGGACGAGATCGACATGTTGTTCACGAGCGACCGCAGCGTGGCGTTCATCACGTCCTGCAGGTCGGAGATCAGCTCCGCGATGCCCGAGCCATAGATCGAGCCGGGTTGCTTGTCGAAGCTGGTCGAGTAGTAGTTCGGGCGCTTGCGGATGTTCGGATTCAGCATCGCCTTGATGACGAGGCGGTCCACCATCCAGCACGTGATGAAGTGCGGCTTGTCCTCATCGGAAACGCCCTTCAAACCCCACTCTTTCAGGTACTTTCCGAGCACGTAGCCCTGGAACTCGATCACGTCGACCATCTGGTCGCTGGTCGTTTCGGTCGGCCCGCGGCCTTCCATGTCGCGGCGTTCCTGCTCGAATATCAGGCCCCACTCTCGCATGCCGCCCATCTCGAACTTCCGGATCGTCTCGCGGATGTTGGCCTCGTTGTAGCCAGGAAGCCCGATTAGATCGTACAGGTCCGACATCGACAGGCGCTCGCGCTCGTAGGCGTCGGTGTGCGACATGCTGGTCGCACCAGGGGTGAACCAGATATCGAACGGGGAAACGCGGTCCCAGAAGAACTTCGGGCGCACCTTCATCTCGGCTTCGCCGCCCTCACCCCATGTGAGTTGCTCGGCATTGCGGATCGTCGGTCCCTTGATGATCCCGCAGTGGTAGATCGGGAGGTCCGCCAGGAATTCGCTGAATGCCTGCCAGAAGTTGCCCTCGAGCAGGATGTCGTCCATCTTGCGCTGGGCCAGGAGCGCCTGCTCCTTCGCCTTGCGCATCTCAGCAGACTTCGCGGCTTTCGTCAGGCCCTGCTTACGCTCCTGCAGCTGCGCCTTCTCGAGCGGCGCGCCGTTGGCCAGCATGTACATGGCCTCGCCGCCGACCACCGCGTTGATGTCGCGCTCGATCGTGCCGGGCAGCCTCGGATCCGGGCTCGGATCCAGGCCCCACGAGCGGTCGGCAGACAGGTAGATGTCGCGCAAGAGCGCAGTCGCGCCGCGGCACTTGGCCGAGGTAATGCGAGCGAACACCTTGGAGCCGCCGAACTTCGCGATCTCCTGCTCTTTCTGCGGGGAATACACGCCGTTGTAGGCGCGCATGAAAGAAATCATCTGCTGGTCGATGTTGCTCGACGTGCGATGCC